TCTCCGTATTTTTATTTATTGGTGGTTCCGGTCGGACTTGCACCGACAACCTATCGGTTATGAGCCGATTGCACTACCTATTGTGCTACGGAACCAAACTAGCTGCTGCGAGGCTCGAACTCGCACTCAATCTCCTTGAACGGAGGCTTAAACTCCGCGTGTCTGCCAATTCCACCAAACAGCCTTAACCTTTATTTAGATACCACTACATGCGCCACTATTGGAGAAGCCTAAAACTTTCGATCTAGCTCGCAACTCTCCAGGGGTCCAAGTAGTTTTAGCTAACAGCGCCTCTAACCAAACTCGCTTGTTTGTGAAGTAATTAAACTCACTTATAAAGTGTTCAAAAGCTCTAGCTTCGTGCTCATCTTCAATCCAATCACTTCGCTTAAGGTTGTCTTGTTGCAACACCATGTATTGCCTGAGCGTCATGATTAAACCCCAAACAATTCTTGAGAAGTTGTTTGGATAGCATTTCTGAGCAGTTTGCGATAATGAACCACAACTAAAGATTCTTCTTCGGTCTCTGCTTTCGCAAGGTGATAAGTTAAAGCAGCCAACTGCTGCTTCAACTTCGTAACTTCCTCCGATTCTACAACTCCTGGTAAACTAAGCTGAATCATTTTACTTTCCTCCATGCTTTAATATAATGATCGTGACATTCTTTTTGACAGTCTCGGCATTGACAAAAGGAATACTTACCCATGGAGTTTACTTGGGCCTTAATATACTCTTCCCCGAACACAGGGCTCATACTCCACAGAAATCCAACTGGAATTAAGAGTAGCGTCAACAATAACGCAAGATACGCGATAACTTCTAGGGGATTTTTAATCGTTTTCCATGTCACTTCCCACAAAGGAACTCTAACATGTTTATCTAGTGGCTGGAAATAGTCCATATTACTCATTTGTTTTCATATCTCCGTCTTTCAATTTCTCCCCAATACACATCATAATACTCCTTAATCGCCTCCGTATACCGATCCAGATGAAACTTCATTGAATCTTCTGAGTCGCGCATGTAAGTCATTAGTTGTTCGTAGCTTAAACTTTTCACGAACTTCCTCAGAGCAAATAAGTCTTTCTTCGGCATGTTCACTCTCCAAAATCTTTAGCTGCCACAGATAGGCTGCTGATTGTTTATAATCTTCCATGTTCGTCCTCAACAGTTTCCCAGAATCGCTCTTCATTAAACCCAACGGGTTCGAGATTCATCACACAAGCCTTGAGTTCTCGTTCAACTAGATTAATTATTCTAGCTAAGCTAATTCCTTTCACCTTATCTCCAAACCATAAACTTAATTCCCAAGGTTCTCCGAGATGTTTTCTTACTTTAGCCTCAATAGCTTTACAGACAGTCGCTCCATCAGGCTCAGGGTAATGCAGAACTATGTCAAATCTACGCACCAAAGCTGGATCCAGCGCCTCTAGTCGATTCGTAGCTGCCACAATCAAACTATCGTTAGCTGGAGGATTGTCGAGCATCTGTAGAGTCGAGCAAACTACGCGAGACATTTCAGTATCGGCAGCACTATCGCCTCTTCGCATGCTTCCTAGGCTGTCTATCTCATCAAAGAGATAGACAGCCCTACACATTCTCACGTAATTAAAGACCTTAGATAATTCTTGTGAAGTGTCTCCCAAATACTTCCCAATCACCTCAGCTAGGGTAAGAGAGAACAAAGGTAAACCCATCTCAGAAGCTAAGGCAGATGCAGTCATAGTCTTTCCACAGCCTGAAGGTCCTACCAGAAGTATCTTATTGATAGGAGTTAGCTTGACTTCACGTAGGCGATCTCTCGCTGCCTGTTCTTTTAGAACTATGGTAAGTTTCTCCTTCGTCTCAGCACGAAGCTGAACATCTTCTAACCTAACTTCTGATTCAACCTTCTGGATGACAGAAGGTTGGCCTGGAACAGCGAAGTTCTTCAAGTTAGTTAGAACTCTAGGAGACGCATCAAGCTGCTTCTTAATCTCATTAGCGGCTACAGGAGCCTTCCCTGCATACTCTGCTGCAGCCTGATACCCTAGAGTTAAGAAATGGTTATGGTCCCCAACTAAATGAGCCCTAACCATTGCCTCCAGTAAACTAATTTTCAACGCCATTATAATCCTCCATACATAGCTCCCATATATCTACAATACAACTCCCAGAACTTCTCTGAGAGTTCTTTTTCTTTCTGTCTTTTAGCTGTCAACCCAGCTAGCTGTTTTGCTGGAGAAAGCTCTTGTTTGGGTTCTCCACAAACCTCGCATCCGTCAGGGCATAGACAAGGTATGTTCATGAACTTTAACTCCTAACTTCTTAGCTGCTTCGATACAATGTTTAGTTCCTTTGCTGGTTGCGATTGGGAACGCAACCAGCTCAAAAGGCTTCTTTAGTCCTTGAGCAAACTTCAACATCTCTAAATTCCTTAAGTTCCCAGCAAAGTTTCCAAACTTATCCCACTCAGCTTTGAACACCCTGGTGTTCACAAATCGTCTCCGAACAAGTTCATCAACTCCTTTAGCACATCCAACAATAATCAGTTCCGCATTGAAAGCTTTGATTGTCTGAGTGACAAACTGTTTCTGTTCATCATCCAGAGCTTGTCTAGTTCCACTAATGACGAGGTTCATACAAGTTCCTCTCAAACCCGAAGAGAATCTCGTTCTCTCGATCTTGTCCTTCACTCTTTGCTAACGCCCTAAACGCATCAGCATATCGAACGTTGATATCATCGGAGATTCGCTGTATCTTCTCTTGAGGAGTTTCCCTCAGTAGACTAGGAGGGTATAAAAGTTTCCCATTGCAGTAAAGCTGCGCATTATCCACAACGATATACCACAGGGCTCACTTGAGAAGGGCCATTCAGTTTAATGCGTTTATTATATTCATCTTTAAGGTTGTCAAATTTCTCTCTAGCAAACCGACAATCACTTTCTGCGAATTCTAACTCCTCATTACGAAGTTCGTCTAGCTCATCTTGAAGGTCCTCGATATCAGTTTCTAAGTTACTTTCTTTTTCTTGTAGTTCATTAAATATAGCTACGAGGGATTTATATTTAGCTGCAGCCTCTTTCATAGCCTCTTCTAATTCTTTAATCGTCATCTAGCCTCCAATAATTTGATGACGAAAGCCTAGCACATCAAAAATTCTTTGTCAAATCTATTGACGGAAGATTCTTCAAGTGTTAGTTTAATTGCACGAACCGAAAGGAAATAAATTATGTTAGAAGTCTTGAAAGAAGTGCGTAAGCAGATTGGTGAAGAGTATGATCAACTTGTCCTCAGGCCTTATGGCAATTATATGGAAGGCAAAAAAGACGGACTAGATCTCGCTTGGCAAATAGTAGAAGATGTAATCAATAAACTGGAAGGTACTAAAGAAAATGACCGTTAAAGAACTCAAAGAATTCATCTCCGAACTCCCAGACCATTGTGTGGTGGTTGTGCAAGTAGGACATCGAGTAGAAGTTGTTCAGGAAGCTAATGCTGACTTTGGAGACTTGTGCGGAGATTCCACAAAAACTTGGAATAAGCAGTCTCCTGTAATTACTGATGAGGATCGTACTTATTGCCTCTCTGGCCCTAATGTGGTGTTGATTGCACAATGATTCACGTATTATCTTTTGTGTTTGGATTCGCTATTGGAATCCTAATTGCTAAACTTGAGCAACGAGGAGGCTGGTAAATTGACGGGATATTTTGAACAAGTTTGGGAAGAAATCAAGGAATCAAGTATGAACAAAACAGTCAAACAATACACAGATAGCCGAAGCAACCTTATTAAGGAATTTGGAGTTGAGGCTACAAGGTCAACGAATGTAGTGGACAAAACTCATTTGTTCTGGAAGACCTCAACAACTGTCTACACAGAAACTGATGATTTCTCTGTAGATATCTACACTGCTCCAGATTTGGAAACTCTTGAAAATCCTCCTTATGATGAATATGGTGTAGTTGATAATGAAGACTATGCTGAGGCGTTCATCCTGAACCCTCAGCAGGAGAAGTTTGAAGAGTTTGATGGATTGATTGCACTTAAAGTGGACTTGAATCCTATGGAAATCTGGATTATGTCTAAAGAACTACGCCAACAATCTCTCCCAGATGCAGTTCATCCCTAATGAGTAGTTGGGATGAATATGAAGATATTCCTTATACCTACACTGCAATGTATCCATCGATGGATACATTGCAGTGGGACCTAATGCGCATGCGATATGCAGAAGGGGCGGATCTAGAAGAACTTAAATTAAATGACATGTCAGCATTGGGTAAAGCCTACAAACCAAAGGAATTCAAACCAACGCCTGAGCAGGTTAAGGCGTTTGAGCACTTAGCTAAACTAAAGGACAAACTCAAGACGCACAAACCATATAGGCAAAGACTTAGTGCAGCGGATTCTTATATGCTAAGGATGGCTGATGAGGACCTTCAATCAGATATGTTTGGAGACTTCAATGGAAACGAGTCCACAATGGACGAGTGGTAGGACTAACCTACCTAAACAAGAAAGGTAACGATATGAAACACCAAAAACAGGATCCGAAAGGATCAAAAGAAGTAAAACAAACAGAACAAGAAGAATTTGCTGCTACGTTCTCAGGACCATATGACAAAGAAGATGATTACAATCCTCTAGTTAAGCCTCAAGGACTACGGCTAACTACCTCAACCTGTCCTCCAATCCCAGAAGAACTAGAAAGTCGAGTTCAGGAAAAGCTAGCAAATGAAGCCGTTGGTGAGGTTGTGGCTTCGTGGGCTACAAAGCCGCACAGCTTTGTATTTGTAACTTATCCTAGCGGAAAGAAACTACAAATTCCTCGATAAAGAGGTTACATATAAACCTACTAGAAAAGTCTAGGAATGAGCATCATTTCTAGACTTTCTAATTTCTTCTCACCACCACCGAAGCAACTTATTTTACCTACTTCGGCAGGCATCTTGGAATCTACCCGACGTAGACCTCCTCCGGTTGGTTCAACTTATGACCTAGAAAAGGCTATCGACGTTGTGTTGGAAGCTAACCCAAACCTCTCATCTCAGTTGAATAAACTACGAGCGAGGCCTGATTATGGAGGTCAATCCTACATTGACCTCCCTCCTGGACATAGAGAACGATTATTGAGTAGGGCTAGGCAAATCTCTATCTCTAACCCAGTCGCTAAGCGTGGACTGGACATCAGAGCTAACCTAATCGTCTCTGAGGGCTTTACACCGAAAGCAACATGCACGGACCTAAAACTCCGTAAGATTCTCCAGAAGGTCTTAGATACGCACTGGGATATCAATGAATGGGAAGGGCAACTAGACCAAAGAGTTTTAGACTTGTCGCTGACTGGTGAGTGGTTTCGTTACATTCCAGATTTGAACTACAAGCTTTCCAACGGCAAAACTTATCAGTTATCCAAATTTAAAGCCGGTGCGCTACTTCCTGAGGAAGTAGCCTCCGTTAAACGTGCGTTGTGGGACCAAGAGCAAATTGACTCTATTCACATGCGCGATGGCTACAATATGGAAGATGATTGCGGGATCAAAGTAATCCGCAAGGAATGGTCAGGGCCTGAATCAGGAAGACTCACCGGCAACGTATTCTATCAATCTATCAATCGCTCAATCGGAGCAACTCGAGGACTATCTGACCTCACCTCGGTGATTGAATGGTTGGATATCTTAGACCAACTCCTATTTAACGAAGCAGAACGCTCCAGCCAACTTCTTAAGTTCTTATATGACATTACTTTGGTTGGAGGATCTCAAGAGGCTATTGACCGAAGAACTGAAGAGTTGAAACTTCGTCCTCCTTCCCGTGGAACTTCAATCGTCCACAATGAAAAAGAAATTTGGACTACAGTGCAGCCCAGCACGTCAGCCGCAGAGTCTGACGTGCTGATCAATCGCATCTTCCTCTTCTGTTGGGGTGGATTAGGTCTGCCTGAGCACTGGTATTCTGCTGCTAACACAGTGAACAAGTCCTCTGCTGGGGAGATGTCCACTCCTGTTATGATGTGGGCTAGAAAGCGTAAGCGTCAAGTAGTGGCTGCCCTCTCTCAGGAACTCGAGATGGCAATTCAAGTTGCTTACGATGCTGGAGTATTCGGAGATGCGAACAAGGAAGACCTAACTTTCTCAATCGACTCCAGAGACCCAGACAGAACTGGTTATGATGCTGTTGGAACTTCGTTGAAGTCTATTGCAGAAGCCTTGGTAATGGCCACAGCCTCTCAGTTTATGGCTCTGGATGACGCGCAGAGAATCTTCGTCCACGTCGCTAACTCCCTTGGACTAGAACTCAGTGAGGACGCTGCCGCAAAGGTCAACATGGACCCAAATAAAGCTATGCAAATGGCTGCTAATAAAGAATCAATCATTCCACTGCTTCGCAGCGAATACTTGAATAACTTCCAAGATAAATGCTGTGGATAGTGCTGAGTATAACCTAAACCTGCAGTTCATTCTTTCCAGAATCAAGGCTTTAGATGTTCGCATTCTCACAGCATCCCAGAAGTTCGCTGATTCAATCCAGAAAGACTTAGCTAAGCAGTTACGTCAAGCAAAGAAACTTGAGGGAAAGTCTGGTAATCCTCACTGGGGAGTATTCTGGATTCCTCAAGTTTCTGCTACGTTGACTCGCTCGATGTCCGATATTGAAGAGAAGTTCGCTACAGACCTACGAAAGATCGCTCCAGAGTTCTACAAGACTGGGGATATCTTAGGTTCTTTAGTTCATAGAACCCTTAAAGTTAAAGTTGCTAAGATTCCAGAAGGATTAATCGAAATTGGTGCTCACTTTGATGCTGGTTTGATTTCAGGAGCAGGAAAACGTGAACGAGCTGCTATCTCAAAGGAGATTGCAAAGTCTGTAGTTCTTGGGGAGCCTCTAGAGGCTTTGATTGATAGAGTTGAAGGTAAATTGAAGAACTCTGGGCGCTGGGAATCTACTCGATTCCGCGCCGAAGTGATAGCTAGGACTGAAACAGCGAGAATTCAAGAACTAGCTCAGCAACTGCGTTCTGAGCAGTTAGCTGCTCAATATCCAGACATCAAGTTCTATCGTAAGTTTCTAGTCCAAGACATTGGTGATTATCCTTGTCCTCGTTGTAGTCCTTATCGAGATAAGATTTATGACTTACGAGGAATGGGACTTAACGGTGAACTGGCCCCTACTGTGCCAGTTCACCCTAACTGTCGATGTGCTTTAGTCCCTTATCAAATTACGTAAAAGGGTTCTTTGTTCGCCAGCAGAAAAAATTCCACTATGAAGACTACATTATTTTGTAAACTCATGGAGAGGGCTCCTCAAGAAGAGGGGAAGATTTGGGAAGTCACTGTTATCAAAGCAGGACTATCCAAGAACAACAACCTCTATTCAAAGGAAGTCCTAGATCGTGCTTGTCCTCTGTTCGAGAACGCTCCTGTAGGTATCTACGAATTCGTAGATACTCCTGGACGACAAGCTCAAGATCACGCCCCCCAATGGATTCGTAATCAATACCCAGGTGGAGTTGCGAAGAACATTGTAGGATGGTTGCGTAATGTGCACATGGAAGGTGATGAGATGGTTGCAAACCTCCACGTCACCGATGAATGGCTACGCACGACTCTAGTTGAGGCATGGAAGGGTGGCAATAAGGAGTTGCTAGAACTATCCATTGAAGCTAGAGGACCATCCAGAGATGAATCAACCTCCGAAGGCGCTATTCGCCGTGTGGAGTCTATTGATGAAGCGATTGAGCTGACTGTAGTCAGCAAAGGTGCAGCAGGAGGTAGATTTAGGCGACTAGTTGCATCCACTACTCCTGAAGAGCAAACCAACCGAGTAGAACTAGTTTATGGTGGAGGCTCTTACCACGTTGTCCTAGACAACTCCATTCTAGCCTCAAACCAAGATCTACGTGAAGCTAAAAAAGTTTGGTTTGAGATTCTGGAGTCTGCCCCTAAAGCAGAGAAGGAAATAGTAATGGAAGAAGAACTTAAACCTCAAGACAACTCAGAAGTCATTGTTGAAGAAATTCAAGAATCTACTGAGGACATTATTGAGGAAGTAATCCCACAAGTGGAATCTGAATTCAAAGAAAGCTCACGCTCCAGAACCAGTATGGTTAAGGCTCTACGAACCTTGGGCCACAATGATTCACTGGATGAAGCTACTACTCAAGAAGTTTATAAACTCTTGAACGCTAAAATTGCTGAGGCTGCAGGATTGAAACAAATCTCTGAGTCCATGCAGAATGACCTAATGCTAGCTCTACAAGCCTTGAAAACAGGTGACTCAGAGTCAGCAATCCTAACCCTAGAAAATCTATTGGTCCAAGCCGGAATGCCTGAAGATGATTGCTGTGAAGCAGACGTGCAGACAGAAGGCGCAAATATGAAGGAGTATAAAATGGATATCCAAAAACAAAACGAGTCTCAGTTGGAATCTGAGACTCTGCTTGCAGATTTGCGCGCACAAGTTGCTGCTGCAAAAGAACTGCAAGAGAGCACTCGCGCGCTGAATGAAAGCCTCGCTAAAAGCCAAGCTGACATGCTGCTCGAATCTGCTCTAAGCAAATCAGGTCTTCCTGAAGTTGCACAAAACCAAGTTCGCAAAGAATTCAAAGGCAAAGTTGATATGGCTGGCCTGAATGAATCCATCAGCGAAAAACGAGAACTGATTGAAGCTGCTGCTGGCAATCAAGCCCCTCTCCGAAGCCAAATCTCGATGGGTGCTTCTAGTCTTGACCACTACTCAGCGATGGCTGACGTAATCTGTGGTTTCAAACCTGAGAACGAAACCAGCCTCAACGAGAGCCAAAAAGACCTATACCGTAACCTCCCGCGCATCCCTTCGCTGAAGCGTTGGTATGCTGAGGTTCAAGATGACCACGACTTCACGTTCAACAAGCGCGGTCGTAACTCAATCCTGAACGAGGCCACGACTGCCAGCTTGCCTGAGCTGTTGGGCGACTCGATGTATAGAACTCTTCGTCAACGATATGCAGACCAAAACAAATCTTGGGCCCAAATCGCAGAAGAAATGCCAGTCGATACGTTCAAAGTGCAGAAGCAAATCATCCTCGGTGGTTTGGGAATTCTGCCTACCGTTGTTGAATCTGACGTTCTAGACACCTACGAGCGCCTCGGTATCATGGCTGATGAGCAAATCACTGCTAACGTCGAAACCAAAGGTGGTTTGATTGTAGTCTCTCGTCAGGCTATCATCAACGACGACCTGCAAGGTATCCGACGAGCGCCTCAAGAAGCTGCAGAATCTGCTAACCACACCCTTAATATGCTTGTATTCCAAGCTGCTATCGGTGCTAAAGGTGGTGGCGCTATCAACTCGGATACGTCTTATGACGGAACTGTGTTGTTCCACGCTAATCACCGAAACACTGCAACTGCTGCCTTGGCCTACCAGTCGTTCATCGATTCTTGGAACCGAATCCGCAACCAAACTCGTTATGCTAACGTTGGCACCCTAGGTGCTGCTGTCGCTGACGGTTCGGTTACCTCGGCAACCCTAAGCTCTGCTCTGTATGAAGCTGTTAAAGTCGGCGACGTTCTCCGCATCGACGCCGAGTCTCTGTATATCTCCGCTAAAGCTGGATCTAACGTAGTTACGGTTACCCGTGGCTACTCAGGAACCACTGCTGCTGCTC